CCCTGCGGAAACAGTCGATCTGATAGTCTTCATGCACCATTTCAAACGGGATAATATCAGCCGTTAACGCACCTGTCACATCGATCACGCTGTCAATACCTACTTTTTCGCTGGATGAAAATGGGGTTATGAGGTTATCACCGTCATTGTCCTCTGCGGCAATGCTGAATAGATTCTGCATCTGCGGACACCCTGTCAGCCAGTTGCGTATATTGGTCAGTTCGCTCATCCTTGCGTCACTCCTTTATAATTTCAATATGGTTTGTTTTCCACGGCTCGCCGTTTGGATTGTAATTGATATACACCTCAGCCCCGGTAATCATGCCGCCGCATCCTTTATACTTTTCCCGGATAGCGTTGAATTCCTGCGTTGTGGTTGGGGCGGAGTCGGGAATCTCCGCAAATATTATCAAATCCCCCACATTGACGGTATAGTATCCGCTTTTTTCTGCGTCGGGCAGCGCGTAATACCCATCCTTGTCCCACAATGGTTTTTTATACCGCTGCCAGTCATACACATAGGCCGTAAAGGTATTGGCCCGGTATAATATTTGTCCGCTGGATTTATCGTACAGGCCATCCTTTTTATCACAATTTACAAGCGTATGCTTTATCCATCGGATTTTTGTTGTTATAGCCTGGCTTTTTGGTATTTGGTTGATTATCGTAAATTGACCGCAATTCAAATCACTAAGCATTACACATCCGCTCCCCTGTATAGCAGTTCACCGCATCCCCCGCCAAACAGTGTGTCACGGATAATGTTTTCACACTCCGCCTGTATCTGTTCGGGTGTTTTCGTCACATACGACACGCTCTCACTAACGCCGCCCTGGGACTGGCTCTCGCTGGCGATCTGCTTTGCGGTATTTCCTGAAAAATATGCGATCAAGTCAAAGATACAGTCTTTCACAGCTTGGGGCGGTGCAGGCAGCTTATCAATACGTTCACCTGTCAATCCCGCCGCCTGCCTGCGGATAAGATATTCTGCTTTTTTTTCAAATCTGGAAAAGGCGGAAGCGCTAAGACTGCCGCCCAAATCCAGATATTCTTCAAATCTTAGTAACATTTCCGCCCAGCCTCCATTTTTATGCTGTCTTTGCGACAATCGGGATACCGGAAAGCATTGCGATTTTCTTCGTATTCTTTGCCACA